CTATATAAGTGTAACGGCTGAGTTCCACGAAGCCGTAAACGGCAGGCTTAACGCCTGCCCAACCTTGGTAAAAAAATAAGTGGGGATACCTCTGTCTATCCCCCTGTAGACCCCTACAGGTACTGGAGAAGACTTGGAAAGAAACTTAACCCCCGAAGAAGCTAGAAAAGAACTTATAGACTTGGTGCGCCAAGGGCGCACTATTGCCGATGCCCTAAAGGTTATTGGTAGAAGTCGTTCTTGGTATGACACCCAGAGGCGCGAAGCTGAAGGCTTCGCTGCCTATATTGATAACGCTCGGTTAAGAACTTCTGACCTGGCTGATGAAGCTCGCTCTGGTCTAAACGACTTCGCGAGCTTTTCTGAGAAATATCTGGGAGCCAAAGTTTGGGACCACATGCTCAATGTGGTCGATATGTTGGAAGGTAAGGAACCTCGCTGGATACACCAAGCGATGACTTACGAAAAAGGGTCGGCGGGTCTATCCCGCCTCTTGGTAAACGTTCCCCCTAACCACGCCAAGACTATGACCATCACGATTAACTACGTAACTTACCGTGTCGTCAAGAATCCCAACATTAACGTAATCGTTATTTCTAAAACCCAAGAGCAGGCTAAGAAGTTTCTTTATGCTATTAAGCAACGCCTGACTCATCCTCGGTATGCAGACCTACAAGCAGCCTTTGGTCCAACCGATGGGTATAAAGCAACCGCCGACCAATGGTCGGCTAACAAGATTTATCTGGGAGCGGATGTCCGCGAATCAGATGCCAAAGACCCAACCGTCGAAGCTATCGGTATGGGCGGTCAAGTCTATGGAGCACGTGCAGACTTAATCGTTCTCGACGACGTGGTCACTCTCTCTAATGCTGGAGAGTGGGCTAAGCAGCAAGAGTGGATTAGACAAGAAGTTGCTTCTCGTCTCCCACCTGGTGGCGGACAACTTTTAGTTGTCGGTACCCGCGTTGCTGCAGTAGACCTATATAAGGAACTTCGCAACCCACAACATTACACGGACGGAATCGTACCGTGGTCATATTTGTCCATGCCTGCTGTACTCGAATACGCAGACGACCCAAAGGATTGGAAAACCCTTTGGTCTAAATCAGAGCAACCGCTTACTGAAGATGATACTCCAGATGAGAATGGTTTCTTTGACCGATGGACAGGACCGCGTCTTACTGCGGTCCGTAACGAGGCTGGTCCTTCCAAATGGTCTTTGGTTTACCAGAACCTCGATATCGCAGAGAATGCAATTTTCGACCCGATGTGCGTTAGAGGCGCAGTCAACGGAATGAGAAAGTCGGGTGCGCTAGTTGCAGGCGCTGCTGGTCACCCAGATTCACCTGGCAACTTTTACCGAATTATCGGTATCGACCCTGCCATGTCTGGTGACACCGCAGCAGTCGCTTACGCGGTTGACCGAAGAACACACAAGCGCTATGTCATGGACGTTTACGTCATGAGCAGCCCCACACCATCGGCAATTCGCAATCTGATTAAAGAATGGACAGATGCGTATAAACCTCATACTGTCATTGTTGAGTCAAATGCTTTCCAGCTTTTCTTAACACAGGATGAGGAGATTAGAAACTTCTTATCCACCCGCGGTATTTCATACCGCCCCCACTACACAGGCAACAACAAGCAAGACCCAGAGTTTGGTGTAGCTTCTCTGGCTCCGTTGTTTGGCACCATCACTAAACGTGATGGCAACAATAATAACTTAAAGCATGCTGGCGATAATATTATCGAGTTGCCAGATTCTTCACGTAATGAACATATCAAGAAGTTAATCGAGCAATTGGTTGTTTGGCAACCAGGAGTTCAAGGTAGACGACTTAAGATGGACGCTGTTATGGCGCTCTGGTTTTGTGAAATCGTAGCCCGCGAAGTTCTTCTAACTTCTTCTAATATTCCTAATTTTATAAATAATCAATTCACGCCCCAAAAGGCGATTGAAGACAGATACATCATTAACTTAGATGATTTAGCTGCTACTCAGCGAATAGCGAGATTGTGATAATGAAAGAACTTGTACACGCATATGAGCAATTAAAGGCTCGTAATGCCGAGCGCGATAAGCGCATGCGCGAGGTTGCCATGGTTAGAGCAGGCAATGCCGACCAGGTATTCAAAGGTTTGTTTCCAGAAGGAACTTGGTCCAAGCCTATTATCGCCAACCTAATTGATGTGGTTGCTCGCGATGTTTCTGAACAGGCAGGTGTATTACCTACCATAACAGCTGCTGGAGATTCAGCCCTTGATGATTCACAGCGTACCAAGTCAGACAAAAGAACAAAGATTGCAAACTATTACGTAGCATCTTCACGTTTAGGTACAGAGCTACTGCGTGGCGCAGACCAGTTGGGAACATACGGATTCTGTATTTTTAGAATCGAACCTAACTTCAAGGAAAAAAGACCACACATCCATGTTGAAAACTCTATGGGTGCGTATTACGACATGGACAGATTCGGTGAGGTTTCTGTCTATTGCCGTTCTTATTATCGTAAAGCTGGAGAGCTTGCAGCCAAGTTCCCAGAATTAGCAGATAAGATTTTACAGACAAGTGCATTTGGTCAAAGAACAGATGAGAACCAACTACTAGAAGTAGTTCGTTGGACTGACAAGAATCGCACGATTATGTTTATTCCAAGTCGTGGAGGTGCAGTACTTGCAGAAACACCAAACAAGATTGGTCGAGTCCCAGTTGCGATTGCTCAGCGCCCTTCGCTCGACGGTGAAGTCAGAGGCTCGTTCGACGACGTTCTTCCTGTTTATGCAGCTAAGGCGAGACTTGCTCTCCTCACTATGGAAGCTGTTCAAAAATCTGTTGAAGCTCCACTTGCTCTTCCCACTGATGTTACTCAGCTTGCCGTTGGTCCTGATTCAGTTATACGTTCTAACTCCCCTGAGAAAATTCGTCGTGTTAATCTGGACGTACCTCAGTTCGCGTTTGCGGAAAACAATGTTTTAGCAGATGAAATGAAGTTGGGAACTAGATTCCCACAGGCACGTGCAGGACAAGCTGAAGGTTCTATCGTTACTGGTCAGGGTGTTAAAGCACTTATGGCTGGATTTGATTCACAAATCAAAGTTATTCAATCAATTCTTGGTGAAGCTATTGGTCAAGCAGTATCGCTTGCTTTCGCAACCGATGAGGTTTACTTTACAGAAGTAACTCGCGAAGTATCTGCAACAGCTAATGGCGTTCCATATAAATTAAAATACAAGCCATCTACCGATATTAATGGTAACTATGGAGTTACAGTTGAATATGGATTAATGGCAGGACTTGACCCTAACCGAGCATTGGTATGGGGTCTACAAGCACGTGGAGATAAGTTAATTTCACGTGGCATGCTACGTCGTAATTTACCGATTTCGCTCAACGCTGGAGAAGAAGAGCGAGCAATTGATATCGAAGAGATGAGAGATTCCTTAAAGGCATCTATCTCACAACTTGCCCAAGCAATCCCAATGATGGTTACGCAAGGTCAAGACCCGATGCAGATTGTTGAAAAAATGGCAACTGTTATTGATGAACGTAAGAAAGGCACACCGCTTGAAGATGCGGTAGCCAAAGCGTTTAAGCCAGAACCAGCACCAGAACAACCACAAGCGCCAGAAATGGCACAACCAGAACAACCTATGGAACAAGGTGGCGGTATGCCTCCTATGCCACAAGGTAGACCAGCAATGCAAGAACTTCTTGCAGGTCTAACTGGTTCAGGCAACCCAGTACTCGCAGGTCGAGTAACTCGACAAATACCAGCATAAGGAGAAGAAAATGGCATTTGGAAAACAAGGTAAGGCAGCTAAAGCTCCAGTTCACCCAGGTCACGCAGGCAAGAAGTCTGGCGGTAAAGGTGTAGGACTAGGACAAGTAGCAAAAGCCCCAGCTCCAAAAGGCATCAAGGGTAACAAGAACAAGCTTAAGTAAGGATAACCATGGCGAAAAAAGGTAAAGGATTACCTAGGAAGTATCGCCAAGCTAGAGCAGCAGCTAGACCCGCTGCAAAAGCAGCGTTTCCTGGTAACAAGAAAGCTTTTCGTAAAGATAAAACCATCAAGGTAACTGCAGAAGATAGAGAAATCTATCGTGATATTGCAAAAGAATCTAAGGGTGGATATATCACTGACGATAAAGGCAACAAGATTCGTGTTAAGCCGACAGAAACAGCCAAAGAAAGAATGGCTCGTGACCGTCGTGAAGCACGTGCTGAGGTAGAACGCAAGCTTGCTTTAGAAGATAAAGAGTCACGTGCTTCTAAATCAGAAGCAAACATGAAAGCATCTCGTGAAGCAGCAGTTGCTAAGCAGAAAGCTGACCGTGCTGCTAGATACGGAAAGCCAACTCCAACTCTTCAACAAACACCAGCAACAGAGAAGCCACTTAGCCGTCCTGTAAAAGTCAAGAAGACTCTTGGTCAGATAAGCAAAGAGGTTACCGCTAAGCCTAAGAAGGCTGCTGTTAAAAAAGCTGCTGTAAAGCCTAAGCCTTCAATTGGTGGCACTGCTGGAACAGTAGCAAAACCAAAACCTGGTTTAGCAGAACAGATTAAAAAAGATGTTGCAAAGGTAAATGCAAACAAGCCTGCAGCAACAAAGGGAATGACTCGTGCTGAGCGTTCCGCTGCTAATAAAGCTGCATGGAAGTCAATGACTCCAGAACAACGCAAGAATTGGTCAGCTAATAAACCAACTGCTGCTGTTAAGCCAGCGCCTACAACTGCCAGCAAAGTCCCAGCAGGGGCTAAGCCAGTTGCTACTGCAACCATGAAAGATGGCAAGCTAACATTTAAGTTAAGCGAAAAGCCTTCTAAGCGTGTAACTGAAGCAGATTTAAAGCGTAACGAAGCTAAAGGTTTAGAAGAAGCCAAGAAGCGTGTTGCTGCTAAGAATGCAGCATTAGCTAATTCTGCTAAAGGTAAGACTCAAACCCCACAAGCGCAGACTGCTAAAGCACAAGCTAAGCCAGAAGGTAAAGCTGCTGCTGTTAAGAAGACACCAAAGAAGTTTGCTAAAACTCGCGGTCTTGTAAAAGGTGGAATTATTGGCGCTCTTGCTGTTGAAGCAGGGTCTATCGCTAAAGGTTCAACCGAAAAAGACTGGAAAGAAATTCAACGTCTTGAAAATAAGTTAGCAAAGCTAAAGGGGCAAGCTCCTAAATACAAGAACATGGGTTCTAATAAGAATCCAATTGCTGCTATGAAAGCAGACCTTGGCAACTTAGCTGCTAACGCAACTATGGGAATTGTTGGTAAAACTCGTCGCAGTCGTATGGACGAATTAAACCGAATGATTGCAAAGCAAGAAAAGAAGAACACAGTTAAGGGTTCAGCTAAAGGTTCAGTTAAAGGTTCTACAAAAACTAAACCTCTAGGTAACTACGCAATGTCAACAGGTAAAGTTCAGACTGGCGCTGGCGGTTCAACAATTGCTAGCGATAAATACGTAGTTAAAAAAGGTGACACATTCTCTGGCATTGCTAAAAATGCTGGTGTCTCACTAAAAGAATTACGAGACTTAAACCCTGCAATTATGAAACGTAAGAAGTATAAGCAGGGCGCAATGATTTGGTCAGGAACAAAGGTTAATCTTCCAAAGAAGTAGGTAAATAAATGTCAATGATGCAACCATCAGGTCCAGGTAAGTTCGCAAAGCGAACTGACCGTCAGGGCGCACGGAGACTTCCTAACGCTGCTTATGGCGAACAGAAAGATTTCCAACAGCAACAGGCGAGCGCACCAATGGCGAAATCATTAAAGCCACAAAATCCAATGGAAAGTTTGATGGCTAACGTAGTACCTTTGACAGCACCCACACGGCGACCGACAGAACCTGTCACCGCTGGTGTGGATGCTGGTCCTGGTCCAGGAAGAGAAATATTGGGACTTAAATCCCCAGCGGAAGTAACGTTGCAGGATTTATCTAAGTTATCCAAATACATGCCACTTATGATGGAGTTTGCAGATTCTCCGCAATCTTCTGGAACAATGAAAGCTTTTGTTAAATATTTACGGAGTCAATCAGAATGAAGATACTCAAGAAGTTTGAGGAGAACCTCGAATACCTTGGGTTTGAAATGGCTCCGTTGGCATGGGATATAGCAAAAATCCGTTTTGAGTCCGACGATGACCGATACGCATTACTTGAGGAATTGACGGCTAAAGAGGAGGCAGCACCCAATGTCACAGTTCAGCCAATGGGATGACCCAAACTCTTATATCGACCCAGGTCAAAAACCAGCACCTTCCTCAAAGATAGATAAATTTAAAAAAGCCGAAGACGAAACCAAAGTTGGTAAAGTCGAACAAGCAGTTATTCCTAAAGTTGCTGGTGCTATTGAATCCGCAGGCAAGAAACCAATTATCGGCAAAGCTATCAACTTAGGTATGTCTGCTCTTGGATTCCTAGGTGAAAAGGTTGTTCAACCTTTAACTCAAGGCGTGTCCAGTTTAGCGTTAACCCCACAGGCTATGGCTGCTGGCAAAGGTGGAGTAACTGAAAGTTACCGCTACGCCCAAAAGAAAGCTAAAAAGATTTCTATGGGTCAAGCTGTTCAAGGACTTGTTGGTCAAGTGGCAGCGCCTGTATTAGGTGAAACAACTTCAGCAACATGGTTAAAAGAAGATTTTAATATCTTTGACCAGAAGCAAAGAGATAAAGCGTTCCGTGACGAATGGTCAGGAATCTTATTTTCTGGTGCTACTGATTTAGCATTAGCTGCTTTTGGAACCAAAGGTGTTGGGCTTGCCATGCGTGGCACAGCAAAAAAAGTTGTAGGACCAAAGCGTCTAGTTACAACCGATGATATGGATAAGTTCCGTACAGAACTAGAAGATGTTGTTGCTCAGCAGGCGTTGCCTGCAACTCAACGTACCCAAACTGGGTTATCAATTCTTGTAGATGACGCTGTAAAAGAAACTAACCTAACTAAGTTAGCAGCAAACCCACTAGTATCTGAAACATCTAACCCTTACAGAACTGCAACAATCATTTCCAGGTTAGATAATCACCAAGATGTGGCAGATTACTTGCTCGCAGAACGCGGAGATACAAACGCTTTCAAGCGTTTCTTTGACCGCCGTCCGCTAGAAGCAGACCATCTTGACAATTATGGAATCAACGATTCCACACCTATAACTAATTTTGCCAACGTTGGGCTAGACAGGTTAGCTCCAGAGCTAGTTAATAGATATCAATTTATCATTAACGCTAAGAAGGCAGAAGACCCTAACTTTGCTCGTGCATTAGATGACTTCATGGAGAAGGCTCGCATGGGCGTAATTGAAAGCTACCGTCCTGGTAAGTACGCAGCATTAGAATCTATTGGGCTAGGTAAAAAGAAATTACAAACTCAGGCGCTATATGGCGACCTTAAGATGTTTGGTAAAGATGCAGACGGTGGATGGAAAACACAGGTTTACCAAAGCCGTGTATATGACCGTGCTATCCGTGTTATTGCTTGGACTGGCTCAGGTCGTCCACAAGGTTATATTAATATATCTAACCCACGTAAGTTTGAAGCAGCAAATGATTTGCTGTCTGACCTTAATCGTCTACAGTTCCTTAAAGGACCAGAAGGCGCAAAGTTTAAACGAGCCATGGTTGAGCAGTATCTCGACGCTCAAAGCGATACTCAGCGAGCTATCGTTCTTGGTCGTATTGAACAACAAGTAATGACCAAATTAGCAAAAGCTTATGGCATTACTGACATGCAAGATATTACTTCAGCTCAAGCTGCTATCAAAGAAATGACTAGATGGCATACTAAAGTAAATCAAACACGTCAATCTATTAAAGATTATGCAGTAAAGAATGGTTTGATTCCAGACGAAGATGGTGGAATTAATATCCAAAACTTCTTATCTGTATCTAATGAAGCTCAAAATATTCCAATGCTTGACTTCCGTAGATTAGAAACAGAGGTTATCTTTAATGCACGTCGTGTTGCTGGAGCTGGTGCAAAAGTAACCCAAGGTCAGTACTTTGGAGCAGTTGCTTCAACAACTGCCATGAATGTTGGTCAGTTACTAGATTTAGCCAATATGGTGTTCAGCAACTTGAACTTGCTTCGCCTTGCTTATATACCAAAGAACTCAATGGTAGACCCATTTGCTCGTGCAAGCATGGCTCTTGAGTCAATGGAACTTGTAAAGAATGCCGTCCCAGGTGTAGACAATGTTGTACACAACAGCGGTCTTCTTGGCGAAAGGTTAAAGAAGTGGGTTCCTGGCAGCCCACAAGCTTTAGCGAGAAAGCAGGCTAAGGCAGCTCAGTTCCGTGTAGAAAAGTACTCTAAAGATTTAGCTCCAAAGATTAATGAACATAAATTAGCTGTAGCTAAGTATGATTCTTTGGATGCCTCATTAACAAAACTCATTGCTGCTCGTGATAAGGCTAAAGCCAAAGCGCTAAAAAGTAAAGACGTTAATGTACAGAATAAGTACTATGAACTAGAAGATAAAATAACAGATTTAGAGAACCAAGTAGCCGATGCGTTGGATAACATGGAGCGTCTTGGTGACCAGGTAAATGGCTTATCTCAGCTTATTAATCGTGAACGCAAAGACTGGGCTAACTGGGCAAAGTCTCAAGGCAATTTAACTCAAAAGAAATTGCTAGGTCAAGAAGAAGAAATCATTGAAGTTAATGGTCAGACCTATAGCATTCAAGGATTAGCAGACCCTAACGTTCGCGGTGCTAGTGCTTATATGTCTGAGATTGACACCGCAACTAATTTCTATTCAGCTTCTATGAACTCGGAAATTGCTCGTCGAGTCCGTGCCGATGGAAGTAGATTCGTAAAGATTCCACGTCGTGACCGTGAAGAATACATGAACGCCTTAGCTCATATTGCTAATCGTCAGATTAGAAATGAACTTGACCTGCCTGTCGGCTGGATAATGAAAGGCGAGAAGTCTGACGCTGAAATCCTAGAGTGGATGTACAGCCCAGCTGGTAAAGAATTCAGACTTCGTATCGAAGAACGTTACGGCGACGATATGCAAAAATGGGTAAGCGATACTAGAGAAAAACTCTACGCAATGTACCCAGACGAAGAACTTCGCAAGATTATTACCGAACGTCCAGTTACTTATCAAGAAGTAGACTCAATGCTCTATGGTCGTACAGACCTACTTCCTGAAATTGATGGACCAAGCTTAAAGCTATCTGATTTAAATAGACCAGAAAGAATTTTAGCTAGAGTATCTGGTGCAACAGATGCTGCTTGGAAGGTTCTTGCAGCTTCCGAAAACAGACTGGTTCGTAATCCATTGTTCTTGTCATATACACGTGATGAGATGAAAGTGCTAATTAATGCAGCACAACGGTCTGGTATTGATGTATCAGATGCTGTTGTTAATAATGAGATTCGCCAAGTTGCATACCGTAAAGCTCTTGCTCGTGTAGAGCAAACGCTTTACTCGTCTCGTCGTTTGACTAATGGTATGTACGTGGCGCGTTATGCTATGAGCTTCCCCTTAGCATTCTTCAATTCACAATACGTAGCGCTTCGCCTAATGGCGAAGAACCCAATGAATGCATATTGGTATAACTCAATTATGCAGGCGTTTGATAACTACGAAGCATATGAAGATAAAGACGGAAACACTTACTCTTCAATTAAAGATGTTCCTCAAGGAACGCCAGTAACTGTTAAGTATCCATTACCATTTGGCAATAAACTTCCAGATGCGCTTAAACCATACCTAGACCCACGCGGTGGTGGTATTAAGTTTAACCCTAAGCAACTTGAGTTTATGGTTGCTGACCCATCAGTATCTTGGTTTGGAACCGTAGGTATCTCCGAACTTGTCAAAGGTGGATTCTTTGAAAACAAGTCATGGGGCAAGCATGGAGAAGATATTGCTCTAGCGCTTCGTAAAACATTTGGTGACGATGTATATGAATCAAGTATTCTATACGGCGGTTACCCACAAGAAGGTAGTGGCTATGTAGGAACTGCATTGCAAACAATCTTGCCAGGGTATCTAGGGTCAGTATTAGATGCAGCGTATGCGCTGCGTGACGGTGGCAAGATTAAAGCAGGTGCCAGCGATAAATATATTGATGAAGTTTATACACATTGGCGTAAAGGATATGCAGACTGGGTAGCTAATGGTCGTATCGGACAACCACCAACCATGGAGACTGCTGCTAAGTCAGCAGCTAACATGGCATTTATTCGAGCTATTGTTCAGTTTGCTGCCCCAATATCGGCAAGCTTTGACCCAGTAACTCGTGCAGCAACTGCTTACTATGCAGATTTAGTCGAGGCTGCTAATGGTGATTACAACATTGCTCAAGCAATGATGGAAGATGATTGGGGTATTGATTCCCTAGCATTGGTTGGTTCAAACCAAAAGAACATTGCTGGTATGGCAGCAACCATGAATGACATCAAGGCACTTCGTAACAACAAAGACCTCATGATGAAGATTGGTGAAATTAATACCAAGTATGCGGGAATGCTATCTAGTGGATACGGCGATATTGCTGGAACTGGTAGTGGACCAAATGACTACTCTACTGAAATTGCTGCTATCTATAAAAGATTGAACTTCCCTGGTGGATTTCAGAATCCAATCACTCAGAAGAAAACATCTGATGAGTTAAAGCAGGATGTCCAAGCACGAGTCGGTTGGGCTGAGTACCAAAAGGCTGTTGACTGGCGTAACTCTGTTATGTACCAGTATGGAATCGGTTCAGTTTACGAAACCAGATATGAAACAACTGGTATCAAACGTCAGTATGACGAGATGATTAAAGACATTGAAAAGGATTTTCCTAAGTGGGTCGAAGACCGAAACAATGGTCGCAAAGATTACTGGAAACAAACCATTCCAGCTATCGAAGCTATTGTCGATGACACTAAATGGAGAAGCCATGCTTGGTCTTCTGGAAGTTCCAAGTGGGAAGAAATTGCCTTCTGGGTTTCTAGAGCTCGCCAATTCAAAGATGAATATAACGCTGCTATCAACAGTGATGAAAGGAAGTTTGCATTGAAACAGCAATTCTCGCAGTTCCATCATGACTTCCTTCAAACTGCATCAGATGAATTTGATGCTTTTGCCACACGTTGGTTAAACAATATGCCAGAACTAGATAAAGAATTTGTGGTGACAGAGTGAAAGAACCAAAACGTATAGATTTTCCTAAAGGGAAAAAGGGCGAAGATGCCTACAACAAGGCAAGAGCAGAATATTACAAATGGTTACAAGACCAAACCAATAGACAAACTGGTATGGATTTACCAGCAATTGACTTGCCTGGAATGGGACCAAGTTCTGGCACTCGCAGCCCTAGCGATGTCGAAGCTAAACGTTGGTTTAAGTTCGTTGGCGCTACCGCTAAAAAGGGAACGGCTAACCGTAAATACTATGATGATTTTACCAATTATCTAAAGCGAGCTGGCGTTCCACAAAAGTATTGGCAAGGCGTTTGGGAAGATGCTATTGATTGGACTCAGACTTATGGGTCTGGTTCAGATGGCAAGCCTATCAAGTTTCTTGATGTATGGACTCCGTCTAACTATGCAGACCAGACAAAGCAATACGGCACAACTAAAACAATGCAGGAGACTGTAACCAATTACAGCACATCGTCTGCTGCTGCCGACATTACACAAGCGTATAAATCAGAACTTGGTTTTGAACCTGGTGCAGCGGATATCGCTGCATACCGCAAAGCAGTTAATAAGACTGCCAAAGGCGAACCAGCAAAATATTCTGGTACAACTACAACAGCGCCTGGTAAAGGCGGTGTAGACACTTCTACAACCAAGGCAACCAGTGGTACTGGGTTTGACCCAACCCGCTTTGCTATTGAGTATGCAAGAGCTAATCCAGAATATGCAGAAAACTACGCTGCTAGAAACTTTATCAATCTTATTGACCAGGCGTTATCAGACCCTAACCGTATTGGACAGGTGGTTCAATAATGGCTAAAACAGTATCAGTTAAAAAAGGCGAAACGCTTTCAGCAATTGCTAAAGCTAACGGAGTTAGCCTACAAGCATTGATTGCTGCAAACCCACAAATTAAAAATCCTAATACAATAACAGTTGGGCAGAAGGTTGTTATTCCTGATGCTACAGAAACAGCTGCAGAAACTAATAAGAAGCTTGCGGTTGAGCCAACCAAGAATACATTTGACCCAGCAACGTTTAGAATACGTGAAGCTAATGCCGACCTAAAGGTTCAAGATGGGGTTAAGATTCCAGCTTTGGATACACCAAAGGCAGATACCTTATACAAGAACTTGCCACAGGATACTCTTGATGACAATGCATTAGCTGCAAGATTCAGTATTGCTGCATCAATTCTTAATCAAGACGAGTCGTTAAAGAAGGTACTTAACCAGATTTTAGCAAAGAAGGTAACAGACCCTAACCTTCAAATGGCTATGCTTAAGGAAACAGACTGGTTTAAAAATAATACAGACGACTGGCGCAAGTATCAATTTTATAAAGACTCAAACCCTGCTACATACCAGGCTGACTTACAGAAAAATGCTGAAGCATTTATTCGTAAGTACCATGCAATGGGTGTAAAGATTGACGCTCCTACAGCCATCAAGCTTGCAGAGCAAGCAATGATGAAGTCTGCCAATGTTAACGGTGCCATTGTTAATTATGATGAGAACTACTTCAACCAGATAATGGCTAACTCTCTCGACTTTAGTAAGAAGAGAACCTTGCCTAATGGCAAGATTGTTTACGACTTAAGCGGTAAGACAGAGACTATAGCAAATACACTATATAAGACAGCATGGGATTATGGATACCAAGCATCCGTATCTAATAAAGGATTCTCAAGCTGGTTAGAAAATAACGTTAAGGGTCTTATTGCTGGAACAATTAATCCAGAAGATGTAGACAATGAACTGCAATCTAGAGCCAAGTCAATGTTCCCTGGTCTTGCTAGCCAGATTAGCGCAGGTCAAACCCTACGTCAGGCAGCTGACCCATGGATTAATGCGTTAGCAAATGAGTGGGAAGAAGACCCATACTCAATGGATTTGAATGATGACTTCTTGTATCGAGTACTTAACTATCAAGATGAAAAGGGAAATGTTTCCCCAATGAGTCTTTATCAAGCAAAAGTCATGGCTCGCCGTAGTCCTAAATGGCAGTACACAAGTAAAGCAAAAGAAGAGTATACAAATATCGGGCAGAAGATTCTGCAAGATTTCGGATTCTTAGGATAACCAATGCCTCTATATGAAAACTTGATTGACTCTGGTATAGAACTGCCTTCAGTTAAAGCCGAAGCAGATGCTGCTGCATCTGGTAAGCCTTTTAGCATTGCTGACTGGAGAGCTGCCGAAGAAAAGTCTATGGGTGATTATACCCCAACAACTGAATACATTAATACCGATGAACGTGATGTATTAGAGACAAAGCGTATGCTAGCTGCAAATCAGGAGCTTGGGCAATTCCAAACTACTGAAGACCCTAATAAGGCATTGCTTGACCAGATTAATTCATTAACAGACCAGGTCAATAAAGATACAAAGAAAATTGCTAGTGGTAAAACTTCCACGAAAGTTGCCTCAACAAGTCTAAACGATACGCTTGCAAAGTTACTTGAAATCCTTGCTGCTGCTGCAGCAGGCGGTGGACTAAGTGATGGTGGTAGCGGAGGCGGTGGAGGCGGTGGCGGTGGACGCTCCGTTGTCGGAGTGGTTACTCGCCGTAAAACTGGTGGCATTGTTCAGACTGTTCAAATCTGGTCAGATGGAACTGAAACTGTTATTGATGAGTATAAAGATAATTCTGCTCGTGACTCGGTTATGGCTATGTTCCAGAACCTTGGTCTTGGCGATGAATTTTTAAACTCACTAATGGGAACTATTGACAAAGTATATGCTGACAATATTGCACCTACCGATGCTCAAATATTAAATTCAATTTATTCAAGCGACGCATACAAGAAAAGATTTGCTGGTAATGAAATTATTAGAAAGCGTATGGCTGATGGTAAAGGTGAGCCAGGAGATAGGCTTTTAACCCCAGCAGAATATATTAAGACAGAAGCTGCCTATAAAGAGCTTATGTCTGAAGCTGGTTTGCCAGCTGGGTTCTATGACCAACCAGAAGACTTCTCTAAGTTTATTGCTGAACTTGGTACATCCGTTGCTGAAATTAGCGAACGTGTAAACATTGCCAAGGCAGCATTGCAAAATGCTGACCAATATATTAAAGACTCTTTAAAGACTTATTACGGATGGTCAGAAGGCGACATGGTCGCATACCTACTTGATTCTGAAAGAGCGTTTGACGCAATCAATTCTAGATTCCGTTATACAACTACAGAACTTAAAGAGGCTTACACAGAAGCCGAAATCGGTGGTTCAGCACTTCGTGCTGGTATCGAAGGTGGTATCACCAAGCAGTTTGCTGAAGAGATTTCTAAAGCTGGTAAGGCTTCCATGGCGGAAGAAACCTTCCAGACAACCGCTCGTCAACAAGCTGATTACGAAAGATTGCTTGGTCTATTTGGTGAAAAGACAACCAAGGAAGACCTTGCTCGTGAACGCCTTGGCTTAGCAGGTGGAGCAGAAGTTGGCATTAAAGCCAAGAAGCTTGCCTCTAGAGAAAGAGCTCGATTTGAAACCAGAAGTGCGGTTGACCGTACTTCACTTGGTCCACGTCTGAAGACACCAGACATTTAATAGATTCCATCCCAGACCGTCCAGCCCTGGTGATGTGTATAAGACTGGAAGTCATCACGTCTACGAATCAGTACCCCTGCTGAGGAGTACGTGTGGTGCAAAGTCCGCAGAGGACTTAACTACTAATAAGGGAGAAAAACAATGGCAGAAGAATACCTAGAGTACGACTTCGAAGATGAAGACAATGGAAGCGGAACTGATTTAGTTAAGAAGCTCCGCAAGCAAATCGACGCATTAACCAAACAGGTTAAAGAACGCGACGAAATTCTTGCAGAGTACACAACGCTAAGTCACGAAGCATCAGTTGGAGAAATCTTAGAACAGTTCGGACTTAATCCACGAATCGCTCAATTCATCCCAGATGATGTTGAGGCAGACGAGGATGCAGTAGCCGAATGGCTAAACGAATACGGCGATGCATTTGGTATCGAAGCCGTTGCTGAGGAGACACCGTCTCCAGATGCTCAAGCATATGAGCAAATGTCAGACTTTGACAATGGTGATGTTGACCCATACGTGGGTCAAGACCTATCTTCTCGTATAGCGAACGCAAGTTCACCAGAGGAGTTAGGCAAACTACTCAGAGGCTGACAAACCCCAAGTCAACCTAATTAGAAGGAAATCATGCCTACAACACCCGCAACATCAACTACGACATCGACGATGTCGAACTTGATTCAGACGGCGTATGACAAGTACATTGAGTTTAACCTTCGTTCAGAACCAATGTTCCGCAAATTTGCGGACAAGCGTCCTGTCGATGTAACAAACCCAGGTAACACCGTCGTCTTCCAGGTCTACAAGGACCTATCACGTGCAACTACTGCACTAACCCAGACACAAGACCCAGATGCAGTAACTTTGTCAAACACTGACAAGGTTAACGTAACTGTTGATGAATACGGTAATGCCGTTATCACAACTGAGCGCTTGGCTCTTGAGTCTCTTTCAGCTATCGACCCAGCTGTTGCTGACATGTTGTCATTCAACATGCGTGACTCTCTAGACTCACTAGTCTGGGGCAAGCTCACATCTCTTGCAACAATGCGCTATACAGGAACTACATCTGCTGATGAGTCAACACTCAACGGACAAGATGTATCTTCATCAACCACAGCTCCATACATCACTGCAGCTCTTGCTCGCCGTGGTGTTGCTAAGCTTCGTGGTGCATCTGTACAGCCACGCGAAGGTGGACTCTACACAGCACTTATTCACCCAGATGTTTCTTATGACCTTCGTTCAGAAGCTCAGAGCTCTGGTTCTGCTGTATGGCAGTTGCCTCACACCTACACCGAAGCTGGCGTAGCTAACCTATGGAATGGTGAAATCGGTATTTACGACCAGGTTCGTTATATCGAATCTCCACGCTGCGAATCTATCTCAGGTTCTGGCACATCCAAGGTATACGCAACTGTTCTACTTGGTAAGCAGGCTCTTATTGAGGCTGTTTCATACGAACCAAAGACAGTTATCGGTCCTGTAACAGATAAGTTAATGCGCTTCCGTCCTGCTGGCTGGAAGGGACTACTCGGTTGGAACATCTTCCGTACCGAAGCCCGCTATGTCATCAAGACAAAGTCAAGCATCGCTTCCTAGTTTACATAGTAAGAGGGGCAGGCAACTGCCCCTCTTCACATAAGGAGATAAATGGCGGAAAAGAAGAAGGCAGAAGAATTACCTCTTGACCTGTTTACGCCGTTGCAAGAATATGCACACCAAGCACATGAGTTGTATAACTCATTTGCAGAAGCAGGTTTCACAGAAGGCGAAGCATGGGAACTAATGATTCGCCACCTCCCAGAATGGGATTTAGAAGCACCAGATTTTATTGAAATAGATGAAGAACAGGAAGAATAACAATGGCTAAGAAATGCAAAAAGTGTGGAAAAGCGAAGTGTAAGTGCTAATGAATGCTAAAAAAGTAGGCATAGTTATGCGCGAATTTAAAAAAGGAAAGCTACATTCAGGCAGTAAAAAAGGACCAAAGGTTACCTCACGCAAGCAAGCAGTTGCTATTGCCATGAGCGAAGCTGGAATGGCTAAGCCAAAGGCAAAGGTTAAAAAACCTAAAGTAAAGAAGAAGTAATGTCATCTGGTCAATACAAACCACACCATGGTTTTAATCGAATGCAAATTAAAGATGGCATGGTCGTTCGTCTTAACAAAGATGGACGTATAAAAGCAGTACTCGGAAAAATTGGAGAGTATAAAAAGAATGGCGAACCAAGACCCAAGGCTTAAGAGAGCTGGAGTATCTGGCTTTAATCAACCTAAACGTACACCTGGTCATCCGACCAAGTCCCATGTTGTTGTCGCTAAATCTGGTGGTCAAGTTAAAACTATCCGATTTGGTCAACAAGGTGTAAGTGGTTCACCTCAAAAAACAGGCGAAGGCAAAGCCTATCGCCAGCGTCGCCAATCCTTTAAAGCTCGTCATGCTAAGAACATAGCTAAAGGTGCCATGTCAGCAGCATATTGGGCAGACAAGGTTAAATGGTAATGGCAAAAATTTTTCGCGGACCAACAATGAGAATTAAACTTGGATTAGAAAATGACCTTTGGTTTGTATCTTATCCATGGGGAAAGACTGTTGTTAAAAGCACCAGTGGTGTATGGTCAACAATTGTTTCACCACAAGACAATACTCTTTCAGGCTATGCCCGCGTATTACGCGGTGGTTATGACAATCCAATTACAGATGCAGAAGCAGCTGAGTTAACCGCTGCAGGTTATGGTGATTACATTGTCGAAGTGTAGAAGTGGCTGCCCAACTCAAGACCATGAGTCATGGGGCGAATGTGCTCGTGCATCCAATATTGGTATCAGTAATGAAGCTGCAGCATCGGTACTCAAAAACACCGACAGAGAATTAAGTGCATACCGTGATGCTCGCAAGTTAGGTATCCAACCAGCATCTACCAAAATGAAAGACATACAAAAAGCAGTCAGGGCATCTGACGTTATTGGAAGGGCAGCGCAAGCATAATGGCAACGCTATCTGAATTAGTAGACCAAACGGTCAGTGAGGTTGGTTCTTATGTAAAGAACCAAGACTCGGTAACTGTAATTACCAGCTCGCTGTCAACCACCGATTTAACTATAAACGTTGATGACACTACCGCACTTAGCAAGGGTATCGTCGAAATCGACGATGAGCTTTTATATCTAAAGAAAGTTGTAGCAGCCAGCGGTACCGCTCAAGTACTTGGCGTAGCAGGCAATCCAGTAGGACGAGGATGGAAAGATAGCACGGCAGCAACGCATGCTATTGGTTCAATCGTCCGTAACAATCCTATCTTCCCTAGAATTCAAGTCAAGCGAGCAATCCTTGACACTATAAAAGGAATGAACTTTCCTTGCATCGCTAACACAACCTTTACATTTAATGGTTCTGACTACTCATACATCATGCCAGATTCGCTAGTAGATATTACTGGTATCTCGTGGGATGTTCCAGATTCAACTGGAGTATGGCAGTTAATTAAAGGTTGGAGATTAGATACCAACTATTATGATGAAAGCACCGCATCTATTAAGCAGGCTTTAATTCTAAAAGAATCACCAATGCCTGGCAGAACAGTCAATGTTCAATACACAAAATACCCAACAATCATTACCGACAATCAAGATTTAACCGTAAGTGGACTACCAGCTTCATGTGAAGATGTAGTTCGCCTCGGTGCTATGTACCGTCTTGTATCGACAGTAGACCCAGGAAAGGTTGTAACCACCTCGGTATCTGCTGACATTATTGACCAACCAGTACAAGCTGGCATGTCAACATCTGCATCGAAATACTTATTGGGACTTTATTCTGCTCGTCTAGCAGAAGAAGTTGCCAAGCAACAAGCCAACTTCCTCAACACAATCCAATACACGAGGTAATAAATGCCATCACCATCACGCTATTACAGCGCTACCGCAGCTAAGACTACGCTGGCATCTGCCATCGACTCAGCATCTTCAAGCTTGCAGCTTACGGCTGCAACCAATTTACCAGCACAATATCCTTACACTCTTATTCTTGAGAAGGATACCGCTAACGAAGAAATCGTTGAGGTAACTGGTCTTGTAGGTAGTGCTTATCAAATCACCCGCAACATCGATAACTCTGGTGCTAAGTCACATGGTGTCGGTGCAATTGTAGAACACGGCGTTAGCGCTCGTGACTTTGCCGATTCTCGCTCACACGAAGTAGCAACAGGTGGAACCCACGGAGTAGTTGGTGACTTCGTTGGAACAGAAGGTACTCAGACAATTACTGGTGCTAAAACATTTACCAGTGCAATTTTCTCTGGTGCAACAGGTACTTTCGTAACACCAACAATAACAAGTTTTGTGAATGCAACACATAGCCATCAAAATGCTGCTGGCGGTGGGCAACTCGCAATTGCTGCAGTAACCAACCTGCAGTCGAGCCTTGATACAAAGGCTCCATCAGTACATACTCACGGTCTTGATGCTCGCAACATTATGGACCACGGTGTAGTGGTTACCCAACGTGGTAACCTGAATTTTACAGGAAGTCTTGTAGTTACAGATGATGCTGCAAATGACAAGACAGACGTTACGGTAACAGTTCCCGATACATCGGGTCCAATAAAAATCCTTAGCTTAATGGGAGCAATCTAATATGGCAACAATACAAACATATACAAGCAGAATCGGAACATTCAACTCTGAAAGAGATGGAGACAGTACAAACGGATGTAATGTATCTCCTTCTATTCAATATACTGCAGACGGAACAGCAATCTCTGTTGACTTTGAATCTAACCAAAGCAGCACACCTTATTATGAAAGAGTTACAATTCATGTATCAGCAGAAGGTGCGCCAAAAACTACAGTAAGACAAGCAACCTGGACCTTTTTAAATAACGGTAGCACTGGCTACTCTGATTATACTTTTAACACAAGTAGCGGAACACAACTTGCATCTTTTGCTTTAGATGCAAGTGATAATATAATTGTTCCACTTATTGGAACTGGTAGCGCTGGAACAACTGCGGGTGCAATTTACTTTGTTAAGTTTACTAAACCATCCGAAGGTTGGAGAGCTTGGGCTCTAAACGGAGTCTCATCAATTAGCTCAAGTATTAGCTCAGCATTCAACACTATTGGATATAACGGTTCAACTGCTTATGCATACGGTCTAAAAGGCGTATGGCATACAGCATCTGGACATATAGTAGTTTTAACTTACCAGAACAGCACACCTAATAACCTATGGCTATTCTATACATTTAATGCATCAACGTTCGCGTATGTATCTTCCAATGGATTTGGTGGCTCAACTACAACAGGTAACTCACTTATTTCAGGAGTGCAGTTTGGAAGAAACAGCCAAAGCGGTGGAGTCTGGTGGAACCAAGGAACTACAACCACTACCGACCTTGCTAAAATTCAAATTTGGAACGTATCAACCGCTGGTGTTATTACATCAGCAAACCGCGGTAAGTTGTTTGGTATCACGCTTGATACATACAGCGCTGGCTTGAGATACGTTGGAAGAATTAGTAGTGTTTATTATGGAAATAATAAACTTGTATCTATTGCTAGGTCTTCTGCAAGCGGTCAGTACTATTTAAGAGTAGATTCAATTAGCCAAACATCTACATCGATAAGCTCTCTTCAATCAGACTCAACATATGCTAGCACTCCAGGTGGTTCATATTCCAGCGGTGGCGCAAGCACTGTTGCACTTCAATTGCAGCCATTCTACGAAGAAGGATTCGTTAGAATCTGGGCATTCAATGAAAGCTCTCTTGGTATTGGATATCTAGATGCTTATATCGACATAAGCACAAATGCAATTACATTTGATACAACATCTTATGATGCTGGTTTTGGCATGACTGGATATATTGGATACGCATATCCAAACTTTTCAGTTCCAACATTTAATAGACATACAGACTTCATACTTCCATCAATTGGAAGCACAACATCAACATTTGAATCTAATCTGTACAACTTGCCAACTGGAAAATCTTGGGCAAATGCAACTACAGGTCCAACTGCTGCATCATTTACTTCACCAACTGTAACAAGTCTAAACCTGCAGGGTGGATTAAAATTCCAGATTACTTATACTGGCACAAGCGGTGGTCATGGTTTTGCATGGTATGGAAGAAGCTTCCATCAATCAGCACCATTTGGATATCAGTTAAAAAGAACATTATCTGGAACCGATACTTATTATAATACTACAACTCAAACATTTGGAGCATCACCAGTAACAAATACATCTACTGCCTCATCGGTAACGGTAGATATCCCAGCATCTGCTGGATTTGCTACTAGCGGTGTCTATGCTTTCTCTGTTGCAATTGTAGATGCAAATGGAATTGCTTCTCCGTTTGGTACAACAGACAGCATAACTTCAACAACTGCAACTGCAACAACTACACCTACAGCAACCAGATTTATTCGCAAGACTTTGGCAAATGTAACTTTGTCCCATGAGTATACATTTAACAATCGAGCGTTAGTAAATAAAATAAATGTTGCCAATGCTGGTAATGGTGCAAGCACCATTGCCGTTCAGGTTGGAGAATTTTATTTAGTTGCCCCAGTTAATCTTCCAGCTGGAGCAACTTTAACTGTTGACACATCTCAAGTTGTAGATGCAAATGACAGACTAATGCTTACAAGTTCTAATTCATCCACAGATGTATACATCAGTGGTACAGAAGGTATATAGGAGAAATAAATGGCAATTGATGTATATAGCAGTGGTTCGTCCACACCTACTCCATACTTTGGAAATGGTTTAATAAACATATTTACTCAAAGCGCAACATGGGTTGCGCCTGCTGGAATTACCAGCGTAAAGGTTCGTTGCTGGGGAGCAGGTGGAGGTGGCGGTGATTCTCAAACTTCAACTCCTTACGCTACTGGTGGTGGTGGTGGTGGATACGCTGAAAAAGTCGTATCAGTTACTCCTGGAACTTCATACGCAGTAACCGTTGGAGCTGGCGGTATTGGTGGAAACGCTTCCGTTGCAAGCGGTGCTGGCGGTACTGGTGGTTCATCAAGCTTTGGTTCAGAAATTTCTGCTACTGGTGGTTCTGGTGGCGCTGGGTCTAACTCAAGTTACTTGGGTGGAGCAGGCGGTACTGGTGCAGGTGGCACAGTAAATTACACTGGCGGTACTGGTGGTTCTTATACAAACAACAATAGAGCTGGTGGTTTTACAGCTACTGGTGGTGGTGCTGCTGCAGGTCCGTGGGGTAACGGCGGACGTGGCGGAAATATATTTGAAACTTCTGGCAATACTGGAAGATATCACATAACTGGTGGTGGTGGTATTGGTGGTAATGGTGGAGATTTGAACTTTGCATCTGGAGATAACCCAGACCGTGTTGCATCTGGCGGTGGTGGGTCTGCAGGCAATGCTGAAATAAAGCCAATTTCAGTAACTTCAACACCTGGTGACTATTATTTATACGGTGGTCAAGGTACGACTGTAACCACAATAAGAGGACTTGGTTTTAACACACCAGCATCATCTTCTACATCTAATACTGCTGTTGAATCTCTTGGTTATGTTCAACCAGATGGTGAATATGGTTCATTAAATGTAAAGTCTCGATTCCCTGGAGAATACGTAGATGGTAGCGGTGGAAACCCTGCATATTTACAAGCTCCAAGTACAAGCCATTCTAATCCTCAGTCTTACTATGGTAAGGGTGCGGGAACTGGCGGACCTGGTGCGGGTGGTGGTGCTTTATTAACAAACACTGGCGCAACTTTATGGTGGTTCCATGGTGGTAACGGTGGGGTATTTGGCGGTGGCGGTGCTTGTGTATACACATCGACAGCTGGCGCATCTACTAACTATGCCCGCGGTGGAAGAGGTGGTCTTGCTGCTGGAGGTGGTGCCTCTGTAGGAATAAGCGGTAACACAAACTTTGGTGGTCAAGGCGGTAACGGACTGATTGTATTGGAGTACTAATGAAATACGCAAGATTAATTGATTCTAAGGTAGTTGAAGTTATTGAAACACCTGTTGGGTTTTCAATCGAACAGTGCATAGTTCCAGAGCTAGCAGCTCAATGTGTTCCATGCCCTGATGAAGTTCAACAATTCTGGGAGTTTGATGGAAAAAAATTTGTTGCTCCAGAAATAGTAATTGAACCAATAATTATAGACGCAGAAGTAATCGAGTAAAGGATAAACATGTTAGACAAATTTAAATTATCAAAGAAACAAAAGGCAATCCTGAAGTCATACTTCCGCGGTGTGCTTGTATCTTTCTTGACATTCTTAGCAAGCAACCAACTTGGCTTTGAGCCAGTTGTTTCTGTACTTGTAGCCTCAATTGCAGGTCCTGCTGCAAAGGCGCTAGATAAATCAGAAACCGAATACGGAGTAGGGTCGGAAGAGTAATGTCTACCAACGAATGGGCTGGTATCGCCGTCGCGGTTACCACAATAGTCGCCAGCTTTGCTGGCTCTGTTCGTTGGTTAGTCAAGCACTACCTTGCCGAACTTAAACCGAATTCTGGCTCAAGTCTCCGTGACGCAGTCACAAGACTTGAAACAAGAGTTGATGACCTATTTAGATTAATAGCAGATAAGTGAAATGAATGAAACCTTTTGTAGCCAAGAAAGCCACACCTGCTGCAATTGCTGTGCTCCGTCAAGCGACGGCATTAGCACCGAAACGCAAGAAAGCAAGCGATGGTCTTCTACCCAGTGCTGCTCACCTGAAAGCCAGTCCGACTTCGGACCACAATACTGGGCTAGCAGTCGACCTTACCCATGACCCAAAGAATGGTATTGACTGTGCCGAAATCTTTGAGAAGCTAAAAGGAGATAAGCGTGTCAAGTATCTTATCTTTAATAAAAAGATTTGGTCTAAAGATAGGGCTAAAGAAGGTAACAGAAAGTACACTGGTAGTAATTCTCACAGCCATCACTTACATATTTCTATTAATGATAATTGCGGGAACGATACTAGTCCCTGGTTTGTATGGATGAATCAACCAAAGATAAAGAACATAGTTACAGCAAGGTTATCAACCTTGCCTAAAAAGAAACCGCATACTTGCAACTGCCCAGATTGTCCAAATAAAAAGAAGTAGGAGTTAGAACGTGGCAACTAACAATAAAGAGATTGTTGGCGATTTACCTATAATACTTAGCCAGTCTATTCCTACAGCTTTGGTTAGATATGGCAGAGAAGATTTTGCTGCAAGCTACGCTATTGGTAATACGCCTTGGCTGTCCGCTGCTTCTGACCAGAATAAAATAAGTCGAATTACTACGACTTATCAAAAGGAACGTATTGACCAAGGTACATCTGCTGGTGAAAACTCTTTGTCTAACTGGTGGCTTAGGTCTGCTACATCATGGCATCATGGTGCAGGAGAACGTTACTATGACGCGGATACATCTGACCTATACCGATACTTTGAATCTTACAATGTAGACGTATGGGAGATTGGTCAATTAAGTTTATTAAAAGAAGCAACCAATCACAGCACCTCTGCTGCTTCTAATCCTGTTACGGTAAATGGTGGAACATTCTATATCGAAGGAACTGACCTAAAGTTTTACAATGAGTCAACTGGTCTTTCTACAACCATAACTATTTCTGCTGGTGTCGTACCGCAAAAACTAACAACCGATGGAACATATGCAATTGTTGGAACCAATGATGGTGTTTGGGATGTAACTATTGCAGGTGTCTCACGCAAGCTGTGGGATTTGCCAACATACGCAGCGTCATCATGGACTGTGCAATCTATTGCGTATGTAAAAGAAAGACTTATTATTGGAGCCCGTGAAGGAACTGTTGAAGTTGGTATTTACGAAGGGTCTAGAGAATACATCTCACCTACCCCAAAGTTTGATGCAAGTCATGAGCGGTGGGATTCACACAACCCTGATATAGTAATTAACTCTATAGGTGAATTAAATTCTGCAATCATTGCAGCATATACAGACGGCGCAATATCAAGAGTTCTTTCATTTAGCCTCGATGATGCAAACCCATTGGCTGCTATTAAGAACCCTAACGTTGTAGCAGAACTACCTCGTGGTGAAACTGTAAACCAAATACGAACATACCTAAGCGACTTTGTTGTCATAGCGACAACCAAAGGATTGCGTGTTGGTAATCAAACCACAGATGGTAAAGGATTTACATACGGTCCACTGAACGTAGAAGGTGACTGTAAAGATATAGCGTTTAATGACATCTATGTGTATGTAACCAGGTCCATGGCAATTAATAACTCCAATGGTTTATGGAGAGTAAACCTAGGAACTGAAGTTGGAAACGGATATGCCTACGCCCCAGATTTGGTAACAGATTCTGGAACGGTCAACGGTGTTGCCTTTGTTGGTAACTCTGGTCGTAAATTTATTACATCATCTTCTGGTGTATTTGTTGAATCAGCAACTGTATTAGCTCAGTCTGGAACTATCAGTTCTGGCTGGATTAGATGGGGAACATCGGAAAGAAAACAGCCAGTATCTTTATCTATTCGTAATGCTGCATCTTATGGAACTGTTGGCTTTAATATTGCAGACCAAGATGGAAACTCTAACGGTATTGGTTCTGTTCCGCTTGGTGGATATACTGAATTCCAGTTGTCTGCTGGTCTTCAACCTGCAGACCATTTTGAAATTACATTAACTTTAACTAGAAGCACAAGCAATACATCACAAGGTCCAATCGTTGAAGATTGGCAATGCCGTGCATTACCTGCACCGCTAAGGTCAAGAACAATAACACTTCCGTTGTTATGTTTTGAAGAAGAAAGGGATGCCAACGGTGTCGTACGAGTATCACATCCATGGGAGCGGATTAACTATCTGGAACGCATTGAACAAAATGGAGGAGCGGTACTATTCCAAGACTTTTCTTCAGGAGAAGAACGAGTCTGTACTATCCGTGCTGTCCAGTTTGAACAATCTTCGCCACCCACATTTGCAAGTGGATTCGGTGGAATAGTTACTATTCAGTTACAAACTATTGATACTGAAATACCAATCCAGTAATGGAACAAAACAAACTAATATCCCTGGTATCACCAGGAGAGCGCCATCCTCTAGTTGCACAAGTAAGAGAGGCGCTTAATATAGCTGGAGATGACGTGCTTGATGCTCCCCTAGCAGAGGTGCTTAAAGGGTTGCAGCATAAGCTTTCCATTCCAGCAGTCGGGTGCATCAACTTAGCCACGCTGGATGCGCTCGCAGTAGCTCCACCTGAATGGTAGGGAGCCAGAAAGAAAGGGGGAACCAAAACGGTTCCCCCTTCTTTTTGTTTTTAGAACTTCTGTATCCACACCTGACCAGATTGGGTAAGGACTTGGATTCGTCCCTCAAGAATATTTAATATCCAATCAATTGCTGGCGCTGGGTCTAAGTACCTAGATTGTCCAAGGCTCCATGTGTAATCATCAAATCCCATTACACCACCTGGCTTAAGGTTTAAGAATCCATTGACTCCATCTTTGACAACTTGAAATGCAGTATGGTCACCATCGATATAAATAAAATCAAATAACAAATCATGTGGTTTGCCAGCAAAAAAGACATCACTAGTTCCAATAAATGGAATCACTTTACTACCAATAAAGGATTTATTTTTTTCGGTATAGGTTTTGTAAACATCATTAAAGTCCATGTTTTTATGTACTGGTTCTTCTGACCCTTGCCATGTGTCAACATCCCATAGCCTTGAGTCTTCATGTCCAAGAATATTGTTAGCCATCCACTCGGTTGCATCTCCTGTGTAGACACCCACCTGAAGGCAAGTGATTGGTCTACCACCCATCCCTCCAAGAAACTTCTCGAAGTTACTTAATGCTTCGGTTGAACTGAACCAGTTTGGGTATGTCATTAGTATGCGCTCTTATCTTTCTGAAGTATTCGGATAGCCCAGTCTAACCCAGAGTTAAACCCTTCCATCCATTCATAATCCTTGTGTTCCTTGGGAAGATGCGTCTTCGCATCTTCAATCTTATTAATGAATTTATCTATATCTTTCATCGGCTCGCCTTTCGGCGAGCCTTTCCCGCCCACCACCCCTCAACCCTAACACATCCTTGGTAAAAAAAACCAAGGGCGTGTCGCTACCAAAGAAAGTCGGTTATGCCTCCTATAGTTATCGGTATGGATAAGCTTCCTCCGCATCGGTCATATAGCCAGTTATCAACCTGGCAATCCTGCCCACAAAAATACTACCTTAGCAAAGTTGCAATGGTTCCAGAGAAACCTGCAGTTTATTTAGCTGCTGGTTCTGCTGTCCATTCAATGCTGGAATGGTTGAACCATGAGTTCTACAAACAGCAAAAATCTGATTGACCAAAGAGGAATCCCCAGTAATGAATGTATTAACTGTGGCTCCAACATACAAATCATCAGAGCTATCTTTCAAGATTACCAACTGGTTATGTGGTTTACGGATTCTTTCTGTGCTACCTGTGGTTCACCGATGACCACACCTACACCTGTTGATGACCCAGACTACAAGCCACAAGGAGATGACGATGAGTTTAACTGAGAAGTGGCTTGACATATTTAATGAAGCCATTAGGATTACTGAAGAACAATCAGGGATACCTTCTTCTGATTGGAAGACTGCAGGTCGTAAGACCGCAGCTCGACCAGATGGAGAAGACCTATCGTTCTGGCAGAGCGATGGACTTAAGCAGGTTGAGTCATATCAGAAATGGTATGCTCAGTCTGGTTGGAAAATCGCAACCATGCCCGACGGTCGTCCTGGCATTGAATGGGATGCAAGTGTGCATTTCGGAGGCACACCTGTACGCTTTGTCGTGGATGTCATTTACCAAGTAGGGGAAGACTTGGTAATCGTTGACTACAAGACTGGTGCTAGGACACCGTTTGGCATGATTCAAGCTGGCTTGTATGCCAGCGGTATTGAAAAGATGTATGGCATTCGCCCAAAGTTTGGTGCATTCTTTATGACACGCCAAGGTCAACTCGATGATTTGATTGACTTATCGCATCTAACCATAGATTATTTTGACTATGTATTTTCGGCAATGAACGATTCAATTCAAGAAGGTTGGTTCCCACCATCCGTCGGAGAAAATTGTAAGATGTGTTCATTCCAAGACAAGTGTCCAGCAATGGGCTCAAAAGATTTCCCTCTGCAAATACCTACAACAAAGGGGAAGGAAAGGAAAAAGTAGATGACTGAGTCTACGTTTTCATATACTGGCAAGTTAAATGGTCAGGATTTATTTACCGTTCGTGGTAATAGTGCTGATGAATTTACTGCCAACTTACAAGCAGCGGTTAAAGCAATCGCAGCAGCAGCCGACTTGCAAATGCAATTGCTAAGTCGTACTGGTCAAACCAGTATGGATAAAGCAATCGAAGCATTGCAAGATGCTGGCTTATCTCCTCAACCAGTAAGCACGACACCTCAATCAATTGAGGTTGTCAAAGATAAATACGGCAATGAGTGGACATACGGACACCCAGATGCTCCTACACTGCCAGACGGTCGTGGTAACTACGCCAAGAAGAAGGGCGTATCCAAGGCTGGTAAGGCATACGTTGGCTGGTTCGACCCAGCAAAAGGTCCAAAGCCTTTCAAGCCAGGTGTTACCGAAGCGGAAACAATCTGGACTAAGTAATGCGTTCACTACTGCAAGTAGTCGGTGTGGAGTCACCTGCTGGTAAGCAATTACCAGAGGTGCTCCCTCTACTTACCGCTAGTCAAGTATCCTTCCGTCAGGCTCAACTGCATTTAATTGCAGGACAGCCAGGTGGCGGTAAGACACTGCTTGCATTGTGGTATGCAATCACCTCTAAAGTTCCAGCGTTATATATCTCAGCGGACTCTGATTCCAGAACAATCGCAACTCGTGCAGGTGCAATCATTATGAACAGAGATGTATCCGACGTTGAGAGAATCATGGATACTGAAGCTAGCGTTCTTCTTGAAGATGCGTTAGCTGACGGTGCTTCACATGTTCGATTCGCCTTTGACCCAGCGCCCTCATTACAGGATATTGAGGAAGAGATAGAAGCGTGGATTGAACTGCACGGTGCAGCACCTGTAGCGGTGTATGTTGATAACCTAATGAATGTCGCTGCAGCCAGCGATAATGAATGGACAGCATTGCGTGATGCAATGTCTGCCTTTCACTACATGGCTCGTGAATATGAAACTGCCTTTATCGTTCTTCACCATGTCTCGGAGAACGAGAAGATGTCGAAGCCAAACTATCCAGCGCCACGTAAAGCCTTGATGGGCAAGGTTGCAGCTTTACCAGAACTGGTTTTATCTGTGGCACTGGATAGCACAGCCAATGTTTATCGTGTTGCGATTGTAAAGAATCGCCATGGTAAAGCAGACCCGAATGCTGAAGAGTATGTCACTCTTGCAGCTGAAGCTAGCAAGATGATTCTCTACAACTCATCTGCTGATTTGTTTAGAGCAAGGACAATGGGTCAATGGAAATAACTAAGTCAAGTTTCGATTTGGATTTTGCCTATGGTAAAGAAGGCGAGAACCTAGTAGAGCAACTCATGACCAACGGTAGAACTGTTGAGGTGAAGCGTGACCGCAAGTGGCACCAAACAGGAAACGTTTACATTGAAGTTGAATGTTGGTATCTTAAGTCTCAATCTTGGGAACCGTCTGGTTTATCAGTAACACAAGCTGATTACTGGGCATTCGTATTGGAGGACATGGTAATCATGTTGCCAACCGATAGTTTGAGATATGCTGTCAAGAATTTCGGTCACGAAATTACTTGTGATATTCCCCCGAATAAAAGTAAAGGATATTTAATTACGGTTGAAAACTTATTGGCAACAACCAAACTGCTAAGAAAGTGAGGGGATGATGAGGTTTCCAGATTTATCTAGAGGAGCATGTAGAGAGATTGGCTTAGAGCTTTTCTTTCCAGAAGAAAGAGGCAATGGCAGTGATACTTACTACTACTCTAAGACCATATGCAATAGGTGTGTGGTTCAAGATAAGTGTTTGGAATGGGCAATACTTCATGAGGACCATGGCATGTGGGGTGGCACTACACCAGTCCAAAGAAGAAAGATAAGAAGAAAAAAGAAAATTCAAATACGAGAGGTATTGGTGAGAGATTACGTATGAACACGTTTAAGAGTACGCATACTAAATTTGCCATGTTCTATTTGGCATTTGGTTATAATCTAAAAAGATTTGCTATTGGATTTTGTATTGATAGATATTCAGTTAGTCTAGATATCGGACCTTTCTGGTTTAGCATCGAGCGATAATGACAACACCAGCCAAGCGCAAAGGTTCACAGTACGAACGTGATGTAGTTAAGTGGTTGATATCCATGGGCTACCCATGTGCGGAGCGAGCTTATGGTGCTGGTCGTCATGATGATGTCGGAGACATTGACGGTATTGACGGCGTGGTAATTGAATGTAAGAACGAAAAGAAGTTTAATATCCCTGGTTATCTAAAAGAACTAGAGGATGAAATGATTCATGCGGATGCAGAAACAGGAGTTGTGCTAATTAAAAAGCGTGGCACATCTAATATCTCAGAGTCATATGCGGTCATGACCGCGGAGCTCTGGGTCAATCTGCTTAAACAGGCAGGTTACAATGGACATCAGTGAAGCAGTGAAAGAGTTTCACAAAATGAAAAGAGGTAACTATGCGGTTAGCGATAGTGATGATGGCTGGATTGGTAATGCCATTGGCAACACCAGCTCAAGCCTACTCTCCGCTATTAACAATCGACATGCGACTGTCGGCAATAGCCGACAAGGAGAAGCGAATCGAATTGGCAATAGCGCAATTCACGACCGACAAACAACAGGCTCGATGCGCGAAGAAGATTGCGTACAAGGAGAGCCGATACAACGAAGACTCCTACAACAAGAAGTCAGGAGCACGTGGAGCATGGCAATTACTGTGGGCAAAACCCAATTGGTCATTGCTGAAACAAACACACGAAGCACACAAGTATGTGCTACATCGTTATGACACTTGGTGCAATGCGTACAGGTTTCACCAGGAAAGGAACTGGTATTAACAAATGAATCAACCTGAATTCCTACAAGCAGTCTTTAGTCATTACGGATTGGACTTACCGCTTGGCGGTGAGAAGTCTATCCTTTGCCCTGTACATGATGACTCGCGTCGGTCTGCTTCAGTGAATTCAGATAAGGGTGTCTGGGTATGTTATGCATGTAACGGTCGTGGTTCTGGTATACAGATAATCATGGCTCGTGAAAACTTAACATACCCAGAAGCTCGACGATGGGCTGAGAAGAACATCGGTAAAGAAACTACCAAGCAAGCTCCAGCACGTGGTCGTAAATCTAGCAATCGCTGGACACCACCAAGATTGAGGGCTATGCGATGACAACTATTATTGGTATTCAAGAACATGACGGCTGCTTGATTGCAGCTGATAGTAGAACTACAACTGAGAAGGGCAGACCTTACTCACATCCAATTGTTACTAAGATTACTAAGCGTGGTAAATTTATTATTGCTGGTGCTGGTACTACCCAGCCGTGTGACATAGTCCAACATATTTGGAAACCACCAGCGATTCCTGCCAACATTAAAGACACCTATCACTTTATGATTACTACCGTGATACCAAGCATGCGTGATTGTCTTCGAGACAATGGGTTTGTTCATGATGAGAAGGCAGATGAGTATGAGTTTTTATTTTTAATGGCTGTGAACGGAACCATCTATGAAGTAGATGATACGTACTCAGTCTTCTTACGCGACGATGGTATCTATGGCTTAGGTTCAGGGTCATCCTATGCCATAGGTGCTCTCGCATCAGGCGCTAACTGGAAGAAGGCGCTACAGATTGCAGCAAAGAATGATGTATATACTGCCCCTCCTTTTATTGTTCATAGGCAGGAGAAGAAATGAAACCTAATCAAAAGCTAATCGACCTTTGGACTAAAGCTGCTAATACTTATCATGCATCTCTTGCTGGTTCACCAGCTGAGGCATATCTAGAAAAGCGTGGGATTCTTTCTGGCGCTGAAAAGTTTCTGCTTGGTTATGTTGAGGAGCCAGCACCTGGTCATGAAGACAGACTGCGCCATCACCTATCCATTCCATACATAACAGAGGCAGGGGTAGTTGGATTTAAGTTTCGCCGTATCGATGATGGTGACCCTAAGTACATGATTCCAACTGGTCAGAAGCACCACCTATATAATGTAAGCGCCATCATCCATGCAGTTCGTGAGGTGCTGATTGTCGAAGGAGAGATAGATGCAATTAGTGCCACACTTGCTGGACATCCTGCTGTTGCTGTTGCAGGAGTTAACGCTTGGAAGCCTCACTTTGCTCGTTGCTTTGATGGGATAGGAAGGGTCATCATTGCGACAGACAATGATGTTAAAGAGGATGGGTCTAACCCAGGACAGGACTTGGCTCGCAGATTACAGGATGCAATTCCTCAAGCTGTCCGCGTGTCGCTACCCCCAGATTCAGATATCAATAGTATAATTGCAGACCAAGGAGCTCAAGCGTTAACTAAGTTGATTAACGCACTGGATGAATAGAAGGAGCTCCGTTGTCTGAAGATACAACCATCCTGCAATTTGAAGAGGATGCTCAAAAAATCTACGATGAACTCTTAGCCATTCTGGTTAAGAAACAAATTGACTATGGTCCATACAACATCTGGCATGCGCCAGGTGGCGCAACCAATGGGCTGATGGTACGTATGTCAGATAAGTTAGAGCGATTAAAGAATCTGATATATAAAAAGATAGAGCCGAACAATGAATCTTTGGAAGATTCATTTGTTGATATGGCTAACTATGCCATCATTGCATTAATGGTACAGCGTGGAGTATGGGCTAAGTATGCCGAGAAACAGAAATAAAACTTATGCCGAGCAGCGCATCTCTCGTATCCGTAGGTATGGGATTGATGTCGAGGATTATGAACGCATGCTCGAAGAACAAAACGGTGGCTGTTATATCTGTGGCAAAGTTCCAGAAGGGAACAGAGCTTTGGATATAGACCATGACCATGCAACTGGCAAGGTGCGTGGCTTGCTATGTTCTAACCATAACCGTGCGCTTGGATTACTCAATGATGACGTAGTCCTCATGCTTAAGTCAGTTGAATATCTGGTGAAACAACGTGACTGAACTGTATAAGACTGACCCAATCTGGCAGACAGTTAATGAAATTACTGCTTCGATTGCTTGGACTATATCAAAAAGATATCACAGGTTTGTTGAGCTTGACGATGTCAAGCAAGCTATGAATGAGTACGCTTGGAAACGTAAGGATAAGGTAGCCGAGTATCTAATCCGTGATAACGAAGACGAACGTAGGATGGGATACAAAGCATTCAGTACATTCATCCGCAGGGCAGGCGAGCGATACGCTCGCAAAGAGAAAGCTCGTGCGCTTGGCTATGAACTAGGAGATGAATACTTCTATCGGTTAGCTATGATTGAAACTTTAATTAAAGTGCTTGGCTCTGAAGATGCACACCTATCTAATCAAGTAATGGACCCAGATATCCATGGTGTTAAAGCTAAGCGACAAGCTAGCGAAGGTAATAACCTACTGGCTATGCTGGCTGATGTAGATAAAGCAATGAAGAAACTAGACAAGAGAACAAGTGCTATCCTTAATAGCAAGTACTCATCTGATGCACCATTAGCAGAGATAGCTAAACACTGGGACATCTCACCGCAAAGAGTTGAACAGATAATCAACAAAGGACTAAGAGATATAACTGAATATCTCGGAGGGGCAACGCCATACTAATGAAGAAGAAACCATTCTGGAAAACAACCAATCCAAAAAAGAAATCAACCCCACTTACACCTGAACAGAAAGCTGAAGCACGTGCTCGTGCTAAAGCTGCTGGTCGACCTTACCCAAATCTGATTGACAACGCTGCAGTTGCAAAGAAAAGTAAGAAGAAGTAATGCCAACATTTGATTTCAAATGCCAGGCATGTGACACAGTGGTCGAGCTGATAATTACAGACGACCCATTTCCTAAATGCAAGACATGCAATAACACATTGACCAAGGTATATACACCACCAGCAATACATTTCAAAGGTGGAGGATGGGGAGGAAACCACGGTGGGTAAGTCAGGTAACCCAGCTAAGAGAGCAGAAGCTGTCAATCGCGGAAACGAACAGATTATGTTGGCTTGGTGTGACAATGGAACTGTTGATGGAAAGTTTATGGAAGGCGTGGTCTACACGCTACTAACTGCTGGACTACCTATCACTAGCGCACAACGTGTGCAAGGTAATCAGATAGGCAGACAACGCCAGACTGCATTTGATATCTGGCATCGCAAGACAAACTTTGAATGGTTGCTCTGGGTTGATAGTGACATCGTGTTAACCAATGAAGCTTTGCACAAAGTATGGGATGCAGCTCACCCAACTGAACGACCTGTCGTTAGCGGAACTTATTTTATTTCCAAGCAGATGGAGACTTCAATCATGCAGCCGTATGCTGCAGCTTTCATGGCGCATGATGATAGTAAATACCTCATGTCATACATCCATCCACTGCCATTCAATAGCCTGATTAAGGTTGACTATGCTGGGTTTGGATTCCTATTGATGCATAGGTCAGTAGCAGATAAGATGCGAGAAAAGTTTGGTGACATTTCATTCTTCATAGAAAGTATGGATGAGGCTAATAAAGATGTCGATACATTTGTTGGTGAAGATATCCAGTTCTTCATGAAGATGAAGGAAGCAGGTATCCCATTGCATGTACATACTGGTGCGACAGTTAAACATATGAAGCGCTTCTCATTCGATGAGGAATTCTATAAGTTGTATTGGATTACGATGGCTAACGCACAGGCGCGTAAAGAAAAAGAGGCGGAGGCACAAACCCCCGCCCCTTCGGATGGTTCTAGTTCAAGCTAATCCGCGAGAAGAATTCTCGCTTGGTTTGTTCTGCATTGCGACACAGTTGATACATCTCCTGCTCGCCCTGCTTCTTACCGTAGCGATACGCTACATAACCGCTAGCAATTACAGCTGCTAGTGTGAACATCACTTACCTCCAATCCGTTCGATGAGTCTCTCTGGTTGTTCAAGGTGAACAACCACAGCCCTACCTTTCTCGTTCTTATCTACAGCCGATAAGTTCTTAACGAACTTCTCTGCCTGCAGTTTGGTACTGAACTCACCCCACGCTTGGACTGGAGCCCAAGACGCTAGCTGTGCTACGAGGATATAGGAATCACGTTTACCTCTGGATTCATCCAGAGATTCTATGATTTCCTGTGCTAACTCCGCAGCACTTTCGGAGTTTGTATTGTCAGGGTCAAGCAAGTTAGCAACTAACTTGATTTCAGTTGGACGTGGGCGTGGCATCAGTATTCCTTCATACACTGCACGTAGTTCTGATGCTGTGCCAGCGCTTCACGTGCTTCGATTTCTGTTCGTCGCTCTATCTCTGCATTGCAGTAAGCACAGATAAGAGTGACACTTGTTTGTATTATCATGCTTCCTCCTTTACTTCATGTTCTCGGTAATAGAGTTCACATACCTCGCCATCAATCTCGTGGTACATGATGTGTGCGCCTGCCATGTACTGGCATTCTTGGAAGTCATCTCCTTGTCCTGCCGTGTCATGGTATCCGCAATACCAAGTCCATCCAGCGATTGGTCGTAAGACCATCTCGACGGATGGCTTGGTTGTTAGCGTGTTCTTATCTTGTAGTTTCCCCATCCTCATCCTCCTCTGGGGCATACATGATTACATCTGTAATCATTGCTTCGGTTTCATCATGCAGTGGCTGCTCGATTAGAGCAGGAGCATTGTGCTCCTTGGAGTATATGTGTAGGTAATCGAGAGCCTTGAGTATGTACTGCGCCACTCTTGGCGAGAGTGGTGGTTGCACATACGGTTGGTCTAGCTTGTCTAAGTATTTCTGTAGTGGGTTTGTCATGCTACCTCCTGTGTTACTAGGTCAAGAGCTTTGCTCTTGAGTTTATCGTACTTGCCTGAGATAACTCGCTCTGCACGAGTAGCCTCGGACTTGTGTGAGTTCCAGTCTAGGTATTCGACGATTGCTTGGAACGCGCCGAACGCAGTCCCTCGGATGTTCTCCTGTGAGCTTGAGTTCTGGTAGATGTTGAGCGCTGTATAGCGTGAGTCCTTCACTCGGTTCCATGTTCGTCGCTCGCCAGTTGTGAGTTTGGCATACGGTGTCTTCTCGATTGCAGATGGTAGTGTCCACATCTTATTAAAGATGTTCTCCACTTGTGTATCTGATACCGATACATTGAGTAACTTATCAGCGACAAGTTCGTATGTTTCGATGCCAGTGTAGATTACTTGCAACATGTTACGCATCTGCTCCACGTTGAGTCGAGCATTGGTTGTGTGATGCAAGGAATACTTGCAGTTCTTGCGGAAGATTCCACTGATTTGATTCGAGCAGAAGAGTCGATTGACCAGTGGTGTTACACCTAGTGAGCACGAACCATCGTGTGATGTACGAGCTAGTAGGTATGCAGCGTGTGGGTCGTTGGCAATCTTGACCTCACGAGGTAGTTCGAGAAGCATCCAGACTTGAGCACCATCTCGCAGTTCACCTGCGTTTGCATATCGTGCTTCGCCTGAATCAACTAGTGCATCCAGTGCAGAGAACATCTCTCCATTCTGGAACACCTTGTATCTTGAACCGACAGTGCCAAGCACTGTCTGCCCACCGTCCTTGTCTGTACGGACAGTGGCATATGTGTCTGGAACTTGGAGTCTACTGACTCCGTCATCACTGACGGAGATAGCCTCCAGTTCAGCGAGAGATACATGCCAGTCAAGTCCTGCTTGCTGCGCTGCATCTTGTGCGGATGTTGCGGTTACTGCTGAGCCAGCAATACTTGCTGACATTCTGCGTGTTGTAGTCATTTGTTTCCTTTCGATTGTTGGTTGGATGGGTGGAAGTATCTCACGAGCGACTGTCAAAGTCAACAATTGCTTGGGAGAGTTGGTCATAATAATGACCCATGCTGGTACGTAGCTCGCCAGTCTCAGACCAGTAAGCCCACCATGTAACGAACGGATGAAGGGGAGATTCATCTGCCCATAGGCAGAGGACTATCCATCCATCGCCTATAGTTTTCTTGATGTCGAGGATGACTGCGCCATTAGCGCAGGCATCACCTCGCTTCGGTGTTGATTTGATTGCGGTAGTCATATGCTTCCTTTCTATTGCTCTTCGACGCTGAGAACGCGGGTGTCCTCGACGTATACTTCGGATACTTCTGCATCACCATCGTAGGTAATGTTCGCATCATCAATCTCTAGATTGATTGACTCAGCGATTGACTGTGCGTCATCAGATGATGCCTTGTAATCAACAGTGACACGCACCTTGAACTCAACCCATGCTTGGTATTCCTTTTGGAATTGAAGCGGACTGGTGAAGATGGACTCAAGTATTTCGCTCAGCTCTGCATAGGTGAGCGTGTCATCCTCGTTTAGTTCGTTGTTGTCGATTGTGTCGTTGATTGTTCTGTATAGATTGCGAACAAGTTCACGTTGCTTGGTAATCGTGTCACGCAATGTGTTGACTTGTGCTTCTAGCGTTGGGATACGAACATGAACTGGCTCTTCAAGGTCTACTACCTTGTAAAGTTTGAACGTGTTGGCATTTGTTTCAGGGTTGATGTGACGCAATGCTACGAGAGCATTAGGGTTATACATCTCCTCAGTTACCTCGTTTGCTGGAGGCACATAGTCGGTGATGGTTGCTGCGATTGGCGTTTCCATTTGGTGTTGCTCCTTTCGGTTAGGGTTGGCTACTAATAAGCACATCTAAAGATGTGCTATAAAGAATCAGGCACGTCTTCTACACGTGTCATTAGATGATTGTTGATTAGGTATTCGAGGACCAGCTCGTCCAGTATTTCGTAGTCAATTCCGTAGAAATTGCTACCGAAATTTATAGTCCAGTTGTCAGCAAGTATGCGTTCGAACGCATCTTCCTTAGTGGATGTGGCTACCAGTTCATACTCTTCTGGTCGCATGTAATACATGTCGAGCGTGTGCCAGATAGCAAGGTCGAACATGGATGAACGCCTTACATCATGGTTGTAGATAGATAGTTGCCTATCTATTTCCTTGATTAGTTCTATTGGTTTCATTGCTACTCCTATCTCTTTGAGATACTGAATCGAATGTCGGACTTACCATCTACGCACAGACGGCATACCGCACACGCTCCACCCTTTTCGGAGATGAGTGGGATGCGCTTGAGTTGTTCGGGACATGATGCGCCTGGCTTGCCAGTCATGTCAAGCATCGCTGATTTAGCATCAGCGAATGTGTCTGCTAGATACGCCACCTTCACACCTTCTGGTGTGAGATGTTTGTTCTCGCTGTCGGTTGAGAAATACAGCGAAAGGTTTGGTATTCCTCGCAGTATTTCTACTGCGAATGGCACTCTGGTATAGACCCAGAAGTGAACGTCGGGATGCTGTGTAATCACGAGCTCCCACGCATAGGCATACTCAGGTGAGAAGAAGTCTCCGTCCCAGTGGATACGGAATAGTTTCTCAACACCCTTCTCCGCACACTCATACTTGAATGCGCTGACCATGATGTCAAGCATGACCGCCATGTCAATTCGGTTGGCATCTTTGAGTGCGTTCCAGTTGTGAAGTAATACTTCACGAACTGATGGATACATCTTCTCAAGTTTGCCCGCATAACAGATGCGCTCACAGATACTGGTCGCACCTGGGCATGAGTATTGCTTGCCACTTGGCAGACCGAATGTGTTAGCGATTGCTGACCGCTTGCCATTTGGCGTAGCCAAGTTGGTTACCTTGCGGTCATGTGACCGCTTTAGACTAGGCAACTTCTCCATGTTTGCTCCTTTCGTTGGTTGATTGCCGACTATTTATAAGCACATCTTTGATGTGCTATTTATTACAGCCATGCCTGTAGGTGATGACCTTCGACAATGGCATTTGCTGGCGCAGTATCTTTGCCACGCCATGTCACTCCCTCTGGGAGTGGTATCTCTCTGTCATAGTCCTCGTCTGAGCAGGCATAGATGGCTTCTATACATGGCTCGACCATAGACAATGGCACAGGTGGATAGTGATTGCTTTGCAATTGGATTGCGATTGACTGTCGAATGTCAAGGACATTCTCTGCTAAGTCGTGTGCTAAATTGCTACCCATTTGTTGGAACCTCCTCTACTTCGTAGTAAAGTTCGGCATAGTTTTGGTCTTGCTCCCACTCACCTTGGTCGTGAGCGATTTCGATTGCTTGCTTTTCTGAGTCTGCTTCTACCTCTTGGTAGAACATGAACTCACGCTTTTCCCATACGAGATACTTAGGCATTCACTTCCTCCTTGTCTTTACATAGGTGTTCGCCCGACTCTTCGTCGAACTTTGCTTCTTCGTATGACTGGAATCGTTCATCACATTCCCAGCATTTGTATTCGTAAGAATCAGTCTCGACTCCTTCGCCATCTTCCCATTCGATAGTGCCACCGAACCCTTGCTCTTCCGTCCAGTTCAGCGTGAGCTGCGCGGATGGGTATTGGTTTGCGAGTTTGTCAATGGCATCAACTGGTGGTGACCAAGCGGTATCGAAGGCATAACTGATGGTCTTACCATCATCTCTAATCGTTCCGCCATAGACATCATTGACATCCCATTTAGTTCCCCAGTTGCGAATGTTCCACTGATACCAGTGGTCAGGTCCATCTTGCGACTTGCCTTTGGCATCTTCGTATGCTTCTAGGTCTGTTGGCTTGACAATGTTCCAGAAACTGAAAGGTTTTTCAATCCTTTCAGTGCGAGTTTCATCCTTGAAATGGTCGTAGTATCGGCGCTCGAATGGCGCAGATACTTGCGCGACTATCTTGTTGATTACCTCTGGCTCGGCAGTGATAATCAGTTCATTGTTCACCCAGTTAGGCATTGCTTTCCTCCATGTTCTTCACGAGGTCATTGACCTCTGGTTGGTGTTTGTTTGTTTCTTGGATACTGCTAATCACATGATTAGCAATCAGTTGGAACGGATAGTCACCAGTGCTGAGCATTTGGCGCAGTAGTAAAGCGCCCACCTCTGACACTTTGTCTTCGACAGCGTCTGCCATCTGGTCAATCAACACATCCCACTCTTCGCGCAGGTATGCGATGGTTGAAATCATGTGGCAGTCCATAGATTTGACATCTTCGACTAGTTGATTCCATGAATCTTGGTCATTCTCAATGACCAATAGCCAGTCTTGTGCGAATTGTTCTGCTAGTGTGTTCATTAGATTCTTCCTTCCACTAAGAGTCCGTCCAAGAAATCACTGATTTCTTTTAGGACTTCGGTTTGTTTCGCATTACATACGCCAGAGGCGTAGACATTCATTAAAGTTCCTCGGAACTTGTCAATGTCGTCTTCGGTATAGCCCATCATTAGAACTCACATCCTTTACATTCGGGACGGAGGCAGTCACCGCAGGTGATGACTGCCTCAGTCGATTGGTTATTAGTCACGAATCAGACCTTCCCAAAGGTCATCTTCTTCTTTCTTCTTGAGCGCAGCGCGAAGTTTGTCTTCGCCTATCATTCTGCGCCATTCGGTATCCCTACGGATACCGCCCATCAGTGCTCCAGTTAGGAATGACATTGCCATAAGGCAAAGGAACAGGATTGAGATGATTGTGTCGTTACTCATACGCGAGCCCCTCCTTTCAGTGTGAGGTATGCGTTAGGTTCTACATCAAGGACCGCCTTCAACACTTTGTTGAAGTCTGGGTATTGACCCATTGCCTTAAGGATTTGCTCAATCTTCTTTGAAGATTTAGCAGTGTTGGTGGTGATTCGGACTTTCGCGAAGACTCGCTTGTCATCCGCCTTGCTGATGTGAACATTGCCGTTCTTCACGACAGCATTCAGGGTTTCGGTTGCTACTTTTCTCATGGTGTTTCCTTTCTGCCGTCGGACTTTCCGATTCGGCGACTTACTAATAAGCACATCTTTGATGTGCTATCTTGAGATGTGCCTGTATACGCGAGCTAGTGTCAAGCAATAGCGGTCGAGTATGTAGTTTGTGATTCGGCGATTAGGTCGTGACCAGTAAAGTCCCTTGACCCAATCGTGGTGCTTAGCCAGTAGGTTCAGCATTCGATTCCTTTCGTCGAAGTTAGCCCCATAATAAGCAGACCTAAAGGTCTGCTATCTTGAGATGTGTGTAGCGCCTACCATTAGCCCATCCGCTATCACTCGCGATACATACATGTGGCGTATGCGTATACATGCCATGTGTGGCGTATCGTGTCATGTGTAATCACAATACGACACGCCGTATTTGTGCTCAGTCATCCGTCTGAATTTGACATTCGGGGAGCGTTCCTGTATGATTCTCCTCGTCGCTGAATGGTTCAGTCGACAGAGAGGCAGTCATGAAAGAGACATACTGGGACAGTCACGATTTGCTAGTGAATGTGACAGACGAAATACAGGCAGTTAAGCAGGCATACGGCATTCCTCACCTAGACCATGTGCCAGACCATGAGTTGACACCTGCGCGTATGGCAGGGCATGGCGATTTAGTTAAGTTACGCAACGGCGCGGTTGGTATCGTGCTTGATGTTATGGAAGAATACGCACAGACAGTGCTCGCGATAGTGGTTAATAGTGGGCGCGTAATTACAAAGCGCGTCCGATAGATAGTCAGCGGACACCTCTCCTCCACAATGCGGTGGGGGAGGGGTTTTTCCTGTAGGAACGAACGATTTTACGCGGGGCAGGGGGTGACCTCTGCCCCTTTTTTGTGTCCGCGTTCGCGAACCCCAGGGTTTTTTAACCGCACCCACCCCCCAC